ATTGGATTTAAATGTGGCAATAAAAAACTTTGAATACATTTTGCATAACACATCATTTGATCAAGGTATCAACAGTGCCCTAACAGTAACAGCAGTTCCGGGCATGCCTGCCATGGTCAAATACATCAATGAATGTAACAAGATCAAACCCATCTATTGGAGCATGATGAAAGCCAACCAACATGAGATAGGTCCTAGGGAATATATGTACCCAGGAATATTTGGCAAGAAGATTAACGATTGGGGACTACGTGAAGCAATTGAGCTGTTTGACACAACGTCTCATGGTTATCCTGATTCAGTCAAAGTGATCTATAAAAATTATATGCAGAGCATTATGAAAGAGTTCGATCAAAGAGAGCCTATGCCTGAACGACAAAAACAATTTAAAATATATCTAGACGAACTAGATCGTAGAAGATCTACCAATTGGGCAACCATTTATCCCCAAATATTTGATATCGTAAAAGACTTGTAATTATTTTCTTCTGTTCATTGCAGACTTAGCCATCTGCTTAACTTTATCTGTAGAACCTTGATTGTCAAAATCCATTTCTGGATCTGCTTCTGCTTCTTGATCTGTTTTGATTACTATTTTATCGTTGTCAAAGTCAGCAACAACATTTTTTAAGTCACCGTCTCCATCATACATGCTCTTGAATACATCGTAATTGAATGCTGGATAACCTGTGTTTGCCATAACACTCTTTACAGCATCCATGCTTATCTCTGACGCTGAGTCTCTGTCATCTGCATCACCTTTCATGTTCATAAGAACATTTATTAATGCGGATTCTAAATCTTTGTTTTGGAATTCGAAAAACCTCACAGGACTACTTCCCTGCTAGTTTGCTGTACAGTCTGTTTGAAGTTTCAAACACTTCTTTGGATTCTCTTGTTTCTCTGCCTTCAGGATCTGATCCACCTGCTTCTGCATCAGAGGCGCCAAACTCATCTGTCTCTGGTGCTTCAAGATCATCTAAGCCTGCGTCTGTGTCATCCATATCCATCGTGTCATCGGCGCCCATAGGGTCTGAAGCTACTTCTTCTCCGGTCAATATTCTTACACCGTTGTCTAGCTCTTGTCTAGTTGTCGTTAAAACAGCTTCCGCTTGTTCAATCGCTGGTTGGATTTTGTTTAGAAATGCGTCTGCCTTCTCGGCACCCATCTCGTCTCTGATTCTGTCTACTAGTTCTAATGCACCTTCTGTTTTCATTGATGCTAGATCTTCTAAGTAACCTGTAACTTTGTCCATCATATCCTTAGCCGCTAGTATTAATTCTGATTGTTCTTCAACACCTTCTGTTACTTCTGTTTCTTTAGTAACCATTCCGCCTATAATTTCTTTCTTCTCTTTGTCGTCTAAGCCTGAAACTTTTTGTACTTTTTGAACCATCTTGTTTGTTGCTGGATCTGTTTTCAATCCACCATACTCAGCAAGTTTTCTCTGTGACACTTCCTGATTAATAATGTCTAACATCATTTGATTCTTTTGGTAGCTGTTGTCTGTAAGCTCTTGTCCAAAGTGTGTGTTCTGTGTAATTTCATGTATCTTTGTTCTTACATGATTTGCGTAATCTTGTAGTTCTTCTTCATTGAATTTTGTTAGGTCCATAGTTTGATTGAATCTGGATTCAAATTCGTTTAACAAGGACTCTGTCGTAATAGGCTTTGTAAGTTCTAAGCTGTTCATAATGTTATTTATATTTATCTTCCGAAGGTATCGTTAAAAATCTGTTGTATACTGCTTTTACATTGATCTGCTAGGTGATTTGCTTGGTCCAATCGATCATAATACACGTCTTCTTGCGTTGCATTATCATCTTTTTGTGCTTCTCTGATCATACGTTTAGCACTCTGTATATTAAAAAGTTGTGATGCAAATTTAGTGTCCAGTTCTAGTATGTTATAAGGAATGTTTTCTCCGTCTGCTAGATGGTGTGCTACTAGTATGGCAGTTTGTTTAAGATTGATATCTTCATGCAGTATCTTTGCTTCCATCATGTCTGCTATCACATACACATACCTAGTACCTGTCCATTTCTTAGGTACAATGGCTATATTGCCTATGAGGATACCTTTTGAAAACTGTTTAGGTAAATGTCGGAATGGTCTTCTTGCTTCTTCCTTGTGTACTAACTCCGCAAGTTTGTCTTTGAGTCCATACGCCTCTATTTGTCGTACCAGTTCGCTGAATGGTTTATGTTTACTTTTTTTTGGCATTGTTCACAAATCTTATACGTCTATTTAAAGCATATTGCATGTCGGTGTCAAGTTTTTTTCTAACGAAGATGGCCTTGTCGGCTAACTTCTTAGCTCTATCGACATCTTCATTTGGTAATTGGCTTGCCCTAAAAGATTCTTGTGAATGTGCGTGAATAAATTTTACGTCGTCCTCAGAGACATACACTTTGACCCGAGGTGCTATTTGTATGAACATATGCTGTATATATTGTATTTGGTAATTTAACTTGGATTAGCCAGGCATTTTCATCAGAATCACTACTACTGTTGATAGTAGTCCTGCAACCACTGTGCCTGCTGTGGCGATGATTGTTTTCTGACTGCTCTTGTGATGAGTTACTGTCTCTTCGTTCATCTTGGCTAGACGTATTTCGATAGCACTTAATCTATCGTGTAATCCTTTGTATCTCTCTGAACAAAGATCCACGTGTGCTTCTAGGTTTTGTTTTTCTAATTCTGTTGTACTCATATATCTTTGTAAATCTCTTTTGAGGATTCTTACCTCCGTTATTAGAGCCTGTATGTCTGCCTGTTCCATTGCCTATGAGTGCCTTAGTTTGTTTGTGCCTTAGTTTGTTTGTGTCTTGTTGCCTAATGTATGCTGTTATTTATCTTGATATCCATCATAGGAAAAGTAGGTGTTTATAGTCTTATGGTTCTCTGTATCAAATGTGGATAATGGAAATGTTGCAGTCTCTTTGCAGAAACTTACGATAGGCACATTGTGGAAATCGCTGATCAATGACGAAGTCATCATGTCGTCATTTCCGTATACCCCTGATTGTTCTGTAAAAAACTGGAAGTGCCAAGTGTTATGTTTGCCCTCATAGAAGCTACCGAAGTTGCTGTTACCTAGTGTGTCGTTGATTTTTTCAGGTGGTACTTCCCACGTGATGTTTGCTCTCATCTGTAATAATTGTAGTAGGGTGTTGAAGTTTGAATTTTGATTACGTGCTATGGCCAGTGAATGCTTGTCGTGTATCACTTGGTCTGCAGTTGTCTTGAATGGAAACTGTTGTTTTAAATTACCATTGTCTGTGATGTCGACCAGGGTATGAATTCTATACTCGTGCATATGTGCTTTCCAATATTTAAGTCATAAAAAAAGGGTGAACAAATTAATGTCCACCCTTTTAAATGTGTTACGTAAAAACTTATTAATTGCTATTATTATACAGCGATTGTTAAAGTTTTTGCCGCTACTGTAGCCGCTGACATATCTACACTGTCAACTGTACCATTCGCCGCTGGTCCTGTTACTCTAATTAGAGCTTGTAAAGTTGCAACTACTACTGAGTCAGCACCTTCAGTCATGAAAGTTTGCTCTGTGTTTGAGTTACCTAATGGTCCTACTGCGATGATCGTAGCTGTTGTTTGAATTAAATCAATAACTGCTTTTTGAGCACCGTTTGGTCCAGCTGAACCGTTTACTGCGTTGATATAGTCTACTGTGAATAATTGGATGTCTTTTCCAATCATGTTAGCGGGTACTGTCGTAGCCACCGGGTTTACTTTAGTTGTCATGTTTAAATCCTCCTTGTTTCTGATTAAAATGACTATGATTACTCTCTGTAATCAAGTTGCAAGTATTTATAAATTATTTTGGTAAATTATGCTGTAATATTACTATTTTGTCCACACTTCGTCACTTCTAACACGTGAACGGCAATTATAACCGAGGTTGATCAGTATTTTCCGACATTTTCCAACTATATGTGGTCTCTTACGTTCCTTCATCTCTATGTTGATCACAGGATTGTTTTTCCTTATAGTTTCTTGTGCACCTCGGAGCACAGGAACCTCAAATCCATCTACGTCTATCTTGATGTAGTCAACATCTGTTAGATTGAAACTGTCCAGTGTCCTACATTCTATGTTGCCCTCTCCCTCTTTCAGCACTGTAGAGTTGAAGTCCTGTTGTGCCGTGTGTTCCTTGTCTGACAGACCATAGGGCCACAATGTCACATTTGATTCTGTGATGTTCTTGTTGAAACACTCTCTGAAGTTAGGGTTGGGCTCGAAGCAGATGACCTGTTGGAATTTCTCAGCCAACGGCCTAGTCCACTCTCCCACGTTGGCACCTACGTCTATGGCGTTCCTCCATTGTTTCACATGTCCAAGACTGTTATTTCGTTGGGCCAATTGGCCATTACCTGCCTGTTCTAAGAAAGTAGGTTCAGTGTGTTGTCCGTACAATACCCAAAAGCTATTGTTCATATGTTCTAAGATAGTTCTTTGAATTTACGTTGTATGTCTGTGTTTGGTAATTTGGCTTGTAGCAGTTGTTTTAATTTAGCTAATGTTTGTGCTTGTTGTCTAGAATCTAAACTAGTAAAGTTAGCCACAGCTCTTCTCAAATTTCTAAAATTAGCATCACGTATACCAAGTGCTGTCTCTAACTGTGTCAGTACCTTATAGTGGCTCTCATACGTTCTTAGGTACCTTCTTAATGCCATTATTGGCACAGGTTGTCTCTGCCTCATGGCCTGTGCTTGATTTTTATTTTTTAATTTTTTGGTAATCTCTGGATCACCTGCCACAATAGCCAACATGTTTGCTAGGTCATTGTTTACCATTCTCACGTGATCGAATGTTCCTTTTTGCATGGTCTGAGCAGAGTATGATTTTACAAATGATTTGCTATCATCTCTTTGACTCATTAATCCTAAAGCAAGAAAACTAAGATATATTCGTTCTGTTACATCGTAAAATGTAAATCTACCCAAGTCACTATGTCGTCTAATGACTTTAGCTTCAGATACATACTTTAAAAAGGGTGTTAACATACACGTATTTATAGAACAGATGCAACGTAATTTTATTCTCACAGACCTAATGAAGACCGGAGAGAATGTTCTGTACGAGCAGTTTATCAATATGCAAAGTCTTAAGGGGCAGACGTTTGATTGTACATCAGAATATTATATGCTACAAAATTTTGAGCTAGATTCATATGATAGGAAGTTTGCTATCATAGACAGATCAAAGATGGGAGAACAGCACCCCTCACATAATGCAGAATACAGAGACGAACTTAACCGTAGAAAGAATCTACTGCACAGCCAAGGATTTACATTCATACTAGCAACACCGTGGGAATCAAAAGAAAATATAGATGCACTTCCTTTGTGGCCTAAGCAAACAAATGAGATATTGTGGTCAGGCGGGGTATCTTGGTTTTGGTTTTACATGTATAACAAGCACAAAGACAACAAGTTCAACTTCACTCACGATCACAATGGCAGTTACTGGCACAAGAAACACGACTTCCTGTATCTAAACAAGCAACCTAGAGATCACAGGGCGAAACTTTATAAAAAATTGTTAGACAAAGGCATATTAGAAAATAGTGTGTACACCGACTGGCCAAAGAGAAAACTGCCCACAGACTATGAACTGCCATGGGCACAGGACTATCCACAGTATGGAATGGACCAGGACATATATGAATTACCATACATAGACACAGTCTGTTCCATAGTTTCAGAGACCAATGACAACGACTACGAAGTGTTCATGACAGAGAAGATATGGAAACCCATTATGGCACAGCATGTTTTCGTGGTGCATGGCAACTACCTGTACCTACAGCGATTGAGGGAGATGGGCTTCAAGACATTTGGCAACTACTTCGACGAAAGCTATGATCTAGAACGTGACTCCGACAAGAGGATTGACAATATTGTTTCTCTGTGTAAGGATCTGAGGACCAAGAAGTGGCAAGACATCTACCTGCAGACGAAAGCGTTAAGAGAACACAACCATGACACTATGTTCAATAAGGAAAAGTTAAGTTTAGAAATTAATAAGACGTTGAATCTATTTCTTGAATTTGCTGATAGCCGTTAAGTTCCTTCTAGAGAATCCCAATCTATCTACCAGTTTAACAGCACTACCTGATTTATCCACAGCAACAAAACCTTCTGGCTCTGTCACTTCTAATCCACCATCTGTTTGTGAGAACGATCCAATAGCCATTGCTTGATTCATTTTCTTTAGAACAAATGCTTTCATCTGTTGTACTGCTTTGTAGAATGTCATCATGGCCTGTAATGGTTTCTTTGCTTTGCTTAAGAACACAGG